ATGGTATGGATATTATTAAGGGTGATGAAACAGTTTTAGAGAATGTGTTTTGGGATCAAGAGACTGGTCTCGTAATGGTTTCAGAAAATGAGTCAGAAGTTAGCCCAACAACAGGTGAGCAAATGACCAATATAGGGTTCGTTGAAAAAACGGATAGTGAAAAACTAAATATGATAAAGTTCTTAGTTGATAGTGCTAAAGGCATTAATACTTCTAAGATGAACAAGGAGGAAAACCTTATGGCAAAAGCAACAAAAAAGACAACAGAAGAAATCGTTGAGAAGACAGATGTTGTAGCAGAAGTAGTTGAAACTATTGAAGCAGTTGAAGCAGTAGAGGTCGCTCCAGAGGCAGATGCAAAGGCAGATACCGTAGAAGCAGAAGAAGAAACAACAGAGAAGGCTGCAAAGCCAGGATCTGCTGAAGAAACTCCTGAAGAAGATGCTAGTGAAACACCAGCAGATGAAGAAGCGGAAGATAAGAAGCCAATGGCATCAAAGTCAGATGAAGTAATTGCAGAGTCAATTGCTGAAATCAAGAATACTCTAACATCAGCCTTTAGCGATCTAGTATCAACAGTAAAATCTTTGCAGGCAGAAGTAGAACTTCTAAAGTCTTCAAAGGTAGATGTAGATACAGTAAAAGATTCATTTGAAGCAGTCGCAAAAGACATCGCTTCAGCAAGAGTCGAATTTGACAAGTTTGGTAAGCGAGTAGACGCTGTTGAAGCAGACACGGCTTTCCGAAAGTCTGGTGATCTCGGCGAGATTATCCAGAATCAACCTGAAATGGTTGAAAAATCCCTATGGGGCGGACGTTTCCTCAAAACAGCCGATCTATTCAATTAGAAAATCACTTGGAGGTGAAATATATGTCGGAAGAAATTAAGAAGAATCAGCCTGGAACAGCAGGTGAACTAGGCGGAACAGCGCCAGGACTTTATCAAGGACAAGGTGCATTCGCATCTGGATCCGAGGCAGGTTCAAATATCCCTGGTAACTACACAGACGGTGGAGCAGTTGGAAACATTCCAAACGCAACATTTGGTGTAACATCAGGCGCAAATGCAGTAAATCCTTCAGGTGATACTGGAAGCGGTATTCTACGCCCTGAACAAGCACGTCGTTTTATTGACTACGTGTGGGATGCAACTGTATTGGCTCAGGATGGTCGCAAAGTGACCATGAGAGCAAACACCATGGAACTTGAAAAGGTTAACGTTGGTGAGCGTGTAATTCGTGCTGCTGCTCAGGCAGATGGCGCATACACAAATGCTGGTGCAACATTCTCAAAGGTGGAACTTACAACAAAGAAGATCCGTCTTGACTGGGAAGTATCATCAGAAGCACTTGAAGACAATATCGAAGGAGCAGCACTTGAAGATCACGTCGTAAGATTGATGACAAATGCTTTTGCTAATGATATTGAAGATCTTGCCATTAATGGAACAGGTGCAGGATCAGACAACTTCCTTTCAATCATGAACGGTTTCGTAAACCGTGTCAAGACTGAGGGAGATGCACATGAATCTGTAGTCACCGTTGCTAACAACGCATGGACTCCAGAAGTTATGCAGAACATTATCCTAGCAATGCCACGTAAGTATCGTGCTATCAAGTCTAACTTGAAGTTCTATGCAGGAACAGATGCGTTCCAGGGTATTGTAAAGAACAACGGAACATTGGCAGATGCTATTGCAGAAGCCTTTGGTTCACATCCAGGCGCAGCAGGAACTCCTGCTATGCGTCAATCATACCTTGACGGAAACGCTCAGACATTGGGATCAGCACGAACAACTCGTGTTCTTGGAATCGATGTTCAAGAAGTTCCATACTACCCTGCAGGATATGTCGACTTGACATTCCCACAGAACCGTGTATGGGGATTCCAGCGTGACATCACTGTAAACCGTGAATACAAGCCAAAGAAGGATACTGTAGAATATACAGTCTTCGTCCGCTTCGGTATTCAGTGGGAAGAGCAGGATGCAATTGCATTCGCTGACGCTGCAGCAGACGCATAATCTGTAAACAGTAAATATTAGGGGAGTAGGAGTTAACGCTCCTACTCCCTTTAATAGTTTAATGATATAATACTAACAAGGAGGCTAATATGTCAGAAATTAATAATGAAAATGAGTCAACTCCTTTAGCAGTAGATCCTATTGTAGAATCTCCAGTTGTAGAAGAAGCAGTTGTGGAAGCGCCAGTCGTTGAAGCACCAGTTGTTGAAACAGTTGAAGAAGCACCAGTAGTTGAAGTTGCTCCAGAAGTTGAACCAGAAGCACCAAAGCAGGAAGTTGTAGAACGTCCAGTATACGGTGCAAGAGAAGAAGTTCAGGGAGTTGGAGTCACCGCAGGTGGCGCTATTGGAACAACAGTTTCAGCACCAGCACCACGCAAGACTTTTGCTCAAAAGGATAAGCCAAAGGAAGAAAAGATTGCTCTATATTCAACCAAGAATGTTACTTGGGCTGAAGTTGGCAAGGTTTATCGTGGATACAACATTGTTCCAGTATCTGCTGCAGACAAGTGGCTCACTCGTGACCACGTTCGTGTAGCAACACCAGAAGAAGTTGCGAAGGAATTCGGTAAGTAATCCATGGAGATGTTGAGAGTTCCGCCATATGATGATATTGTAGTAACCTTTGTAGTTCCTTCCTCTGGAAGTAACCCAAGAGATTTCTATGCAAATATAACAGATATGGCGGATCTTTCAGTCACAACAGAAAACTTTTTTGGAATGTCAACTGGAGAAAATATCAACATTACTCTTCCAGGAAGATATGATAATAATTACAGGGTAGAGATTTATAGGATTAGTGAATCAGACGAACTTGTATACGAAGAATACTACGAGTTAATCCGACCATATGTAGACCCAAACACATTAGGAACAACAGCATCAGAGATTGCTGAATACACAACATTAGAATTAGTAGCAAGGTCAATGATAGATACATTCTGTCCAGAAGGATTTTACAATAAAAAAGTTACAGTTATAGGCACTGGCAATGGGTCAGACTATTTTCCTTTATGGGAAAAAGTTTATAGAGTATTCAAGGTTTATGAAAACAATGAATTAGTCTACGATAGAGCAACTCCAGAATTAAATAAGTATGAATATGCGATCACTGCAGATAAGACCGCTATACAGAAGGTTTCTTCAGATCAACTAAACAGATATGAGTCAACCGCTCCAAACCTTCCTATTGGAAGAGGAGACCTTGGATATTATGGCTATGAGGGTGTTGGGTTTCCACAAGGTCACGACTATACATTTATTGTTGACTACGGATACATAACAATTCCAGCAGACATTGAGTATGCAACAAAGTTACTCATTGAAGATCTTAAGTGTGGAAAGTTAGACTACTACAAGAGATATATAACATCCTACAACACCGACCAATTTAGAATTCAGTTTGATAAGGTAATGCTTAGTGGCACTGGTAATTTCCTAGTAGATAAGATACTTGACAAATATGTTAAGACCATTGTTAAGCCAGGGATAATTTAATGATATGCGAATCAACCGATTTTATATTTCCGATGCAAGCAGATATTTTTTATCCTATTGTTGAGCAAGGTGCATATGGAAATGTTAAAAAGCAATGGATTCAAGATAGGACTATAGCCTGTAACTTTAATGCTGCTGGATCAGCAACAAAAGAAGATGTTCTTCCAAACGTAAATATTACAGAAGAAAAACTATTAATTGGAAGATGCAAGACAGATCCAAGAATAGCCTCAACACAGGGCTCAAACTCAATCACAAATGTTATTGTTAGCAATGTTCAAGATAGAAATTGTAATCCAGTATACATTGAAACTTCTGGTCCAAGATCTGGCAAATCTACTATCTTTGAGATTGCCAAGATAGAGCCATACATTGGGCCATTTGGAAGTGTAGAGTATTACAGCATAATTATACGTAGGTCTGAGAATCAGTCGGTAGACATATGATAAAAATAAAGTTTGATTCAAAGATGTTTAATAGAGAAATGAACAATATAATAAACTACTCCATCGGGTTCCTTGATGGCGCTCAAGCAGGTAAGATTCAGTTCATGAGGGCCCTAGGAGAAGAGACTGCGCTATTGCTAGGAGAATTCATAGATGCCAATGCCAGAGTCTCTCCAGCGACCTTACAGCACGTTTATGAGTGGTATCAGACTGGCAGCCCAGAGGCAAGATTATTTGATATTGTTTATGTGTCAAATTCAAAATCTATTAACTTTAAAACAAACTTTAAGCAGTCAACTACAATCCAAAGTGGATCTAATACGCCATTTTATAATAAAGCCTCAATTATGGAAAGTGGACAGACGGTTGTTATCAAGCCAAGAAACTCAGATGTCCTATCTTTTGATGTAGATGGAGAGCAAGTTTTTACAAAGACACCAGTCATAGTAGAAAATCCAGGTGGACAGCAGGCTCAAAGAGGGTTTGAGAATGTTTGCAATATATTCTTTTCAAGATACTTCACTCAATCATTTTTAAAGACAAGCAAGGTTGCAATGCACTTGAATAACCCAGTTGAGTTTAAGAGAAGTCTACAAGCAGGAAAAAGAAATGGCCGTGGCGCAGGATTAAAGGCTGGGTATAATTGGATGACTAAGGTAGGTGTAGCATAATGGCAAATGACGACTTGTTAAATACACCAGTTCTATGGATAAATAAATATCTACAGGCAAAAATTCCGTTAATGACAGGGCTAGAACTACCATTCTTTCCATCCACCCCATCCACACTTGAGACTCTTCAGAAGGAGTTTCCACCAGGTGGGGCAATGGCTACGTGGGATAGACTTGTAAAAATGAATAGAACTGGTTTTCCACATATTAAGTGTGAACAATTAATGTATTATTTCTATGCTCAAGGCTCAGAACCAATAATTACAATGGTAAAAATACAAGAAGCAGTTCTTAGACTAATGGACAGATTTGATGAAACGGCAGAAGAGTTAAACGCTTGGTGCGCTAATAGACAAATACGGTTAGACGATGGATCCGTCATAGATAACATGTTCTATTTTCACAACTTCAAGGTCTACCAACTGGAAGAAACCAGAGACATAATTGATTTTGGAACAGCCCGAACATATGGCGGAAACAAGATAATTATTGATTTTGACTATCACCACATGAACGATCTAATCCCATCTGGCCCAGAGCCAAGACAAGCCACAAAAACAATAATCTAATCATTAAAAAGGCTGTTATACTTATAACTGAGGAAACACGCCTACAATTTCAACAAAGAAAAAAGAGGTGAAATATATGGCATACACACGTGGTAGCAACGCTAACATTATCGTTGGCGCAGCAGCCCTCTTCACATACGAAGCAGGCACACTAACAGACACAGACCTTCCAGCATACGTAGCAGGAACATCATTCAAGGAGACTCTCTCTAATGACTCTGATTTCCGTAACGTAGGTTACACAATGAATGGTTTGGAACTACAGTTCCAGCCAGACTTTGGTGAGGTTGCAGTTGACCAGGTTCTTGACGTTGCTAAACTTTTTAAGCAAGGCATGCAAGTTAACCTAAACACCACATTCGCAGAATCTACACTAGAGAATCTCCTATTTGCAATCGCAGGTAAGGATGCAGATCTAGCGTCAGTTTCAGGAAACCCAACACTTAATCTTTCAGCAGGAGACATCGGCGAATGCCCTGTCGAACGTGGATTGGTTGCTGTAGGCCCAGGAACTGGAGACTGTGCAATTGGATCAGAATTGGAACGCATTTATGTTGCATACCGTGCACTCTCAATCGAGAATGTTTCAGTATCAGCAAAGCGTGACGAAGCGACAATGTTCGAAGTATCATTCCGTCTTCTTCCAAACGATGATGCGTCATACGGTAAGATCGTAGACCGCACTATCCCAGCATAATACAACTTAATATGAGAAGCCCAACCCTTCGGGGTTGGGTTTTTCTTTTGGTATACTTATATAATGGCCACAGAAGTTTATAAAACAAAAAATATGATTCTAGTTGATGATAGAGAACTAGAGTTGTCTCCATCAAAAATTAAATATCTTAGAATGATTATGAATTATTTTGATAACGTTAGAAACTCTCAAGATGACATTGAGGCAATTACTCACCTGACAGAATGTGCTAGATTTGCAATGAAGCAGTTTTGTCCAGAAATAGCAGTGAGTCCAGAAGTTTTTGAAAACTATGTAGATATACATATGGTTTATGAGATACTAGATATTGCTGCAGGAATTAAAATAAATGAGCAGTCAGACGATACTGTGAAAAAACAGGCAGTTAAAGGTGGAAGTGCTTGGGAAGATTTAGACCTAGCACAGTTAGAGGCAGAAGTATTTTTGCTGGGTATCTGGAAAGACTATGAAGAACTAGAGAGATCTCTGTCTATGGCAGAACTAATGAAGACTCTAGAGGTAAGCCGTGAAGCAGATTATTCAAACAAAAAATTCTTAGCAGCAATGCAGGGGGTTGACTTAGATAAAAATACAAAGAAGAGCAATGCTTGGGAAGAAATGAAAGCAAGGGTATTTAGTGGTGGCGCATCAGGCGATCCAAATGATATACTTGCATATCAAGGAACTAATGCTCAAAAGGCTGGTTTTGGTATTGGGATGGGCCTACAATACGAAAGAGTTGATTAAAAATAGGCTCGATTATGGTATAATTATTTTACTAACATGGGAGGCATTACAATGGCAGAAAAAGCAAAAGATAAGAAGAAAGTTACATTAATCGACGGGACAGAAATTGCCGTTCAACCACTAAAGATTTCACTTCTAAAACCATTTATGAAGAAGTTTGCAGAGTTGACTGGCGTAGCAGAAGATAACGAAAAGTCTATGGACGTTCTTCTAGAGTGTGTTCAAATTGCACTCAAGCAGTATAGTCCAGAACTTGCAGAAGATAGAGAGAAAATCGAAGATAACATTGACCTACCAACGGTTTATGAAATCATCGACGCAGCGTCAGGAATTCAACTTGGCGATTCAGCATCTCTGTTAAATATTTAAAAAATAAAAAGTAAAGAGGGTGTGATGATTGGCTGATGTAAATGCAAATATTGACGTAAATTTAAATACGCAAGAAGCGTTAGCAAATCTACGCAATTTACAGGCAGGCCTCAGCCGATTTAATCAGTCCCTAACGCAGGGCAATGTTGCTGCCATGGATGCCCAAAAGGGCCTCAACCAACAACTAATTCAGTCAATCAATGCTACTGGAAAGTTTGTTGCAAGCCAAAGAAATGTTTCGTCTAGCACAGGAGCATTTACTGAGGCACTTGAGAAAAACAAACTCTCAATGCGAGAGTATTTTAGGTTTACAGCAGCAGCAGCCACTGCAAATACTAAATCATTAAAGGGTGTCTTTGCACAAGAAAGAGACATAATTAACCGTGCTCGCAGAGACAGAGTAAAGGCTTTACAGACACAATACGTTCAACTTACAAATGCCAATGGCGACCTTGTCAAGGTTTTGCAGGTAGTTCCAAAACACCTTCAGATGGTGAATGGCAAGTATACTGACTATGCTACAAGAGTTCAGATGGCTGCACAAAGGCAGCAATTCCTTAATCAGTTACTAAAGCAGGGATCAACACAACTCCTAAACTTTGGTAAGAACACTCAGTGGGCAGGTCGCCAGTTGATGGTTGGTCTAACTGTTCCGCTTACAATGCTTGGATCATATGCTTCCAAGGCATTTATGGAAATGGAAAAGGCTGTAATTAAATTTACCAGAGTCTATGGCGACATGACGACTAGTATGGGTGAAACTGATGCAGCGGTAAAACAGATTCAGACACTTGCAAAAGAATTTACAAAATATGGTATTGCAGTTGTAGATACAGTTACAATGGCAGCAGATGCTGCAGCGATGGGTCTAACTGGAAGCGCTCTTACCGCACAGGTTACAGCAGCAACAAGGCTTGCCGTTCTTGGTCAGGTAGAGCAACAGCAGGCACTAGAAACAACCATATCTTTACAAAATGCTTTTGGAATTTCCTCTGAAGAATTAGCGCACAAAATTAACTTTCTTAACGCAGTTGAGAACCAAACAGTTCTATCTATTGAGGATTTAACTACAGCAATTCCAAAGGCTGGACCAGTTGTAAAGCAACTTGGTGGATCTGTAGAAGACCTTGCATTCTTTATGACTGCAATGAAAGAAGGTGGAATCAACGCATCAGAAGGTGCTAACGCACTTAAGTCTGGTCTTGCGTCTATGATTAACCCAGCAAAAAAGACAAGCGAATTTCTTGCTGGTCTTGGAATCAACATTAAAGGAATAGTAGATAATAATGCTGGCAATTTAAAAGGAACTGTTGTTGGACTTGCCCAGGCACTTGATACACTAGATCCACTAAACCGTGCTAGAGCAATTGAGCAACTATTTGGTAAGTTTCAGTTTTCTCGTCTATCAACATTGTTCCAAAACGTTGCAAAAGATTCTTCTCAAGCAGCCAGAGCATTAGGGTTAGCAGGAGCATCTGTTGAAGAGTTGGCAATTCTATCTGAGAGAGAACTTGGTAAAGTAGAAGATTCAGTAGGCATAAAGTTTAAGAAATCCCTTGAAGACCTTAAACTTCAACTTATTCCAGTAGGAAAAGCATTTCTGCAAGCGATTACTCCAATTGTAAAATTTGCAGGAAAAATTCTTGAAAAGTTTAATAATCTTGGGGACGGAACAAAGAGAGTAATTACAACAATTATTGGCGTTCTAGGATTAGTTGCTCCAGCAGCCCTTATGACATTTGGTCTTGTTGCTAACGGAGTTGCAAACCTTATTAAGTTGTTTGCAATGATGAGAAATGGTATTGCAAAGTTAAACGGACAAAACAACATTCTTGGCGGAGGGTTTGATTATCTTACTCAGGCAGAAACTGAAAACCTTGCACAGTCAAATGCACTTCACCTAACTCACAAAGATCTTATTGATACTTTTAACGTAGAAACAGGAGCAGTAAATGCTCTTGCATTAGCATATACAAATGCAGCAAGTCAAGCAAGAACTCTTGCCTCTAGTGCTCCAGGCTTGTTTAACACGGTTCCAGGTCCTGCAGGTGCTGTTTCAGGATTACCAAAAGTAAAGAAGTATGCAGAAGGAATTGTTAGCGTTCCAGGAACTGGTAACAAAGACACGGTTCCAGCAATGCTCACACCTGGTGAGGCAGTAGTTCCAGCAGGAATTGCACAAAGTCCAACTGGCAAGGCAATGCTTTCTGCACTCATGAATGATAATGTAAGAAAATATAACGGCGGAACTCTTGGGGTAAACACAAAACAAACAGCAGAAGAATTAGTTAGATTAAATAGAGAAGACTTTGTAGCAGCAGTATCAGCAATGGGTCCAAACCCTAGATCTCAGGCAGCAATTGCAAAAGAGTTAACAGAAGAATTAACTAAGGCAGCAGAAAGAGTTGGCCCAGAGTTTGCAGATAGACTTAAGTCTGCAATCGCTCAGGGCTTAGCGGAATTAGAAACTGTTACAGCAAAGGCAATTGAAAACCTTACAAAGCAAACAGACTCAGTAACACAAAGACCTTTTAGAGAACAGTATCATGCAGCATCTGCTACAAGGTTTGAAGATGAGAATTATGTATTTGGCCATGGGGCTGCTCCAAAGGCAGAGGTAACAGATCCACAAGAATTGCTAAGACTTTCAACACAAGCACAAAGAGTAGCAGCAGATGGAACAAGAACTGACACTGGTCTATCAACTTCACTTCGGGGCGCAGCAGAAAATGGTGGTCGTGCGTATGGATTAAGTAGTTTTGGGTTTATGCTTCCTGAAGCAGCAAATAAAAGAGACGACGGTGGAAACTTTGAAATGCCAAAGGATGAGATTGCTGCTTTGTTTAATGGTCCAAATGCAGGAAAAACTCTTTCTCCTATCTACCAAGAATGGGCAAGAATACAGGGAACAACTTTAGAAGAAGTATTAAAGGATCCAGCACAATTTGCAAGAATGCAACAAAGCATGGAAAGTTATGGAGGAATACTTTCTGATGAAATTAGCAGACTTCCAGAAAATTTTGGAGAAGAAGAGTTTTATGCAGCAGTCGCTAGAGCAAATGATAGAATTGCTGCTGCTGATACACAGTTAAGTCAAGCAGTAGATAACCTATTAAAGACAACTACATACGCTGTATTTGATCCCAATGATGGCAGAGGTGGTCAAGGAAATAGAATTGCAGTTCCTAAAAAGTCTGATGTTCCACTAAGGCAAGAACTTGGATTACAAGATGAAGTTGAAGTAAATGGAAAAACAGTAAAGTCTTTGCAGGGGACATACCAAAAACAAAATACTGCAAACCTAACGGTTGGATCTACTATAGATCAGGCAAGAGCAGATGGCGCTGCTTTAGGGGCAGCAGTAATTGATGGCCTCAGAGGTTCAGATGGAACTGCAGCAGGATCTCCCTCTAGGAAAGGTATTAAGGCTGGCAAGGAAGTTGCTGAAGGTTTGGCTCTTGGAATGCAAGAGGGAACTCCATCAGTCGTTTCTCAATCTGCAAGACTTGGAAATGCAGCAGTTCCTACGGCAGCAGAAACACAAGCAAGAGTTGACAGGATGGATCTTACTAATAAGGCATTCTACGATGACCTAAACACTCCAGAACTCCTTGAGCAAAGACAGATACTTAAGTCACAAGATAGACAAAGAAGAAAGCGTGGAGCAACTGCAACGGTAGACTCTATGTCCGATACCCCAGTTTCAACACAAACTACATCATTAACAGTTACATCATCAAAGAGAACAGCAGATGCTGCTGAAACATTAGCAGTTAAAACAGAAGAAGCAGCAACTGCACAGGCTCAAGTTGTGACACAGATAAAAGATGAAAGTCGTTCACGCATTAAAATTAAAGGCAACACGATTAATATTGGTAAGGCTCGTGAAGATGCTGACAAGGCTGAAAATGAAGCAGCAATGACTAGAGCCAGAGCAGCAGCAATTGAAAAAGAACAGGCAGCACAAAAAGCAAGAAACTCTCCAACAACTATTACTGATGAGCAAGTAAAGGCTGCTAAAGAAAAAGCAAATGAAGCAGAACTAAGATACGCTGAAGCAAAACAGAAATGGGCAGAAGCAGAAATTGCTAATGCAGAACAAGATTCTTCACAAGATCCAGTCAAAGCAGCAACAGATGTTAAAAAGGATCAGCAAATTATTTCTAATGGAACACAAGATCAAGGCGATGGCCTCAGACGTATTGTTGAAGGAACAAATGATACAGCAGAATCTACAACCTTAGTTGCAGACAAGACTGATGAACTAGTAGATGCAACATCTGAAACTGTAGATGCACAAACAACCCATGCAGACAATGTTGTTACAAGTAGTGAACTAGCAAATGCAACATCTAATAATTTAGAAAATGTAGTTAATGCAACACAGCAGACTGGAATTTCTCAAGAAGATATAGCAAATTCATCAGAAGAGATATCTCAAACCAATGATAAGATTTCAAAAGAAAAAAGAGAAGCACTTAGACTTGAAGAAGAGGCCAACAGAAAGAAGAGAGCAGAACTTGGTCAGCCACCTTTAAATGGTCCAATACCGCCAGGAAGTCAGGCTGGTAATAAAATTCCTTCAACCTATGTTGATATTGACAAAGCACTTGCAGAGGCATATGGAACAGATACAACACAGGGATTTACCCAAAATAAAAAAGGACAGATTATCCTTGATCCAGAAACTGGACAACCAACAACTCTTAGTGAAAAACAAGTTCTTAAGAAGAAGCGTGGAATGCGTAGAGAAAAGGCTAGTAAGTTTTCTGGAAAAGCAGCAGGTGCTCTTGGTATGGCGACAATGGTTGCAGGTGCAGTTGGTGCACCACCAGCAGTAACTGGCGCTCTTGGAACCGCAGCAGGTCTTGCACAAATGGCCCCAATGCTTGCTGGCATGGGTCCAGTTGGATGGATTACAGCAGCAATTATAGCAGTTGGTTCTGGACTGGCTTTATTAAATAAAAGACTTCAAGCATCGTATGCTGCACAAGCAAAATTTGTTCGTGAGACATCTGCTTCAACGCAAAAGATGAAAGAAATTGGAATGATAACTGGCAAGGTTGGATCATCTGAATTGATGGAGCGTAAGAGGTCCAGTGGAACTACAAGAGATTACATAGTTAGAGAAAGAAAAGGTTCAGACTTTGGCGATACCTTCATGCAGTCTGAAGTTGGAAAAAAGATGGGCAAAACACTTCAAGAAAACATTAAAAAGTCTGGTGGAAAAGAAGCAGCACAAGTATTTGCAACAGAACTTGCAGCATATGTCCAAGATGGAGTATTAAGCGCAGAGCAAGCACAAAGCATTGCTTATCAGATTGGTGTTAACTTTAAGGACACATCCCTTGGCATAAAAGTCGATGCATCACTTGCAGCACTTATTGGACCTAATGGAGAAGATCTTACAAAAGATCCTCTTATAGTAGCACTAAGACTAAATACATCAGCACAAGGAAAATCAGAAAAGTATTTAGCAGATATGCAAAATGCTATGTATAACGGTAAATCAGGTGCAGTAGAGGCAGCAGGATTAGCAGCATCAGACGCAGTCGCAGTTCAAACGGCACAAATGCAAGCAGATGCAATTGCCAGAAGGTATGACGATGAAATCAGAACCTTAGAGGCTCAACTTGCACAGACTACAAATAAAAAGCAACAGATTAAACTTGAAGGTGAGTTAACTGCATTAAAAACAAAGGCAGCAGATGCAGAATTACAAATGAACAATCTTATTGCCAATGCAACAGATAATGCAATGAAAAGGTTTAATGAACAAATACAGTATCAAAATGTGTTTATGGATGCAGCAACTCTTGGTTTATATAAACTTTTTGGTGGTGGAAATCAAAGAGAAGCAGCATACACTCAATCTCTTAATGCAGCGGTAACCGATAAGTATGCAAATACAGAGCAAGCAACACAAGCCACAACAGTTTCGGACAGACTTTCAAAGTTTGCCGACGGTAAGACTCTGGGCTTTGGAACAAATAATTATGAAGACGCAGGCTTTGAGAGTGGTAAAGAAGCGCAGTCTTTTGAGATAAAAATGAAACTATTGATGGCAAATGGAACTCTTACTCCAAACCAAACAACAGCAATGCTTGATTTATTTGAAGGAAGTCTTCCACAATTAGAAACAGTCTTAAATATTGGAACCAGAATGCATGGCGCTGCTGGCACTACTGAGTTTATGATGCTACTAACAAACTTTCAAGATAAAGAATACGCACAGCAGATAGCACTTGAAGTAACAACACAGGATAACGATTCATTTAAGAAATTGTCAGACTTGTTTGGTCTTGCATCTTGGCTAGATGGAAAAGAAATTAATATGGAGGTTGT